GTATATTAAATCAATACCTTCTAATGGACCTGGGTTTGATAACTTTGGGTCGTAGTGTTTACCCGTCTCTTTGTATTCAGGGTCAGACAACCGATATGTTCTTTTAATGTAGTGTTCTTTAGGGTTAATTACAAACTCAACAGCTCTATCTTTACCTGTTCTTTTATCTTTGAAGTTACCCACAAATGGATTAATTCTTCTCAATCTACGAGAAATGATTTCTTTACTAATATTTAACTCAACAGGGTTGATTTGTTCGTTTAATAAATCACTAACATTACCAATAACTTTAATCTCAACCTTGTTATCAACGAATTCTCTCAATATTTGTTTAATTAACACTTCCATTGTTAAATAAATATTTATGATTTAGTTTGGTGGAGTAAATATTTCACCATATATTTGTAGAACCAAAATGACAACACAATCTTTAAAACATAGAACAATGAAAACTATTGAGGTTACAATGCAAGAGATATGGATGGCAACTCGACCAATGGTCCAAAAGAGCAAGAAGGATTATACTCGTAAGCGTAAACATAAGAACCAATCTTGGACTAAGAATGACTAAGGAGTATATCATCTGTGCTGCGATATGGTATAAAGAATTACCAACACAAACATTTTTACCCAAGAATATTGATAAGGGTGTTGTTGTTTGTGGGCATAGACACGGACATTGTATTGACATAATGAAAACACTTGGTCAGTTACGGAGTGTTGTTAAGGGACCTGATTCCGTTGGTGATTACGAACAGGGGTTTATTTCAAATAAAAACAAATTCTACGACAGGTTCGAATCGATGAGGTTGGCAATTGAGGCTGGTCAAGTAGAATATGACAAACTGTATAACCCAAGGATAGGGTTATTCTCCGAAGATTTATATTAAAACAAACCCATCGAATTCGATGGGTTTTTTTGTGTGTTTAAAGTATTTATGAAATATGACAAAAAACACAAAAATCTATTTACTTCTATCTATCATTATAATGTCTGTTTTCTTTGTTGTTAAAACTGCGGTTTTATTTGAAATTATAGAATCAACAAGAACAACTAGAGGAGTTGAATACATATGTTTCTTATTATTTATTCCAATTTTCACATTAATAATTCGTGAAATTACAGGTGTTCAAATTAAAAAACTTAACGATACTGATAAATTTATTAATAAAGCGGCTATCATATCAATCACTGATGAAAAAGGTAGAATAACTTATGTTAATGATAAGTTTGAAAAAGTTTCAGGATGGAAACTAGAAGAGGTTATTGGTAAAGACCACTCAATAGTTAATTCAGGAACACAACCTGATGGATACTGGGGTAAGATGTATGAAACGGTTATGAAGGGTGAGGTGTGGAATGACATTGTTTGTAATAAAGCTAAGGATGGTAGTTTATATTATGTTGATACCTATATCAGAGCTAGATTTGATGCTAATGGTAAATTAGATGGATTTTCATCTATTAGACAAGATGTTACTGAACTTAAAAGAAAAGAAGTTGAAATTCGTAACAGAATGAATGCGATAAATAAGTCTAACGCAGTTATTGAGTTTGATTTAGATGGTAACATTATTTTTGCTAATAATTTGTTTTTAAAAACTATGGGGTATTCTGAACAGGATGAAGTTGCCGGAAAACACCATAGAATTTTTATAGATGAAGAACATTCAAAAAGTGACGAGTATCTTCTTTTTTGGGAAAAATTAAGAGAAGGTAAATTATTTACAGGTGAAATCACTAGAGTTAAAAAAGATGGTTCTTTAGTTTATTTACAAGCGACTTATAATCCTATTATTGGTACTGATGATAAGATTTATCGTATTATGAAAATTGCGACAGACATCACTAGTTCTTATGAACAAAAGAAAGAGATTGAAAAGAAAAATACTTATTTAGAACATGCCGCTAAAATATTAAGACACGACATGCACTCAGGTATTAACACATATATGCCAAGAGGGTTAAGTTCATTAGAACGAAGAATAACAAGTGAAGACATCGCAAATCTTAAAATTGAAGGTCCACTTAAAATGATTAAGGAAGGACTTAAACACTCACAAAAAGTTTATAAAGGTGTTTATGAGTTCACCAATCTTGTTAAGAAAGATGTTGTATTGAATAAATCTGAATGTAACATCAAGGACATACTTAACGACTATTTGTCCTCGACTGCTTATATCAGTCAAGTAATATTAGATGATAACCTACCGACGATTGAAGTTAACGAGGCATTGTTCTGTACTGCGGTAGATAACTTAATTAGAAATGGTTTAAAGTATAACGACTCTGAAACAAAGTTTGTTGAGATATATTCTGAAGACAATTTAATTTTTATACAAGATAATGGTAGGGGAATTACCCAAGAAGACTTTAATTACCTACGAGAACCTTATACAAGAAAGGAAGGACAAAAAGAAGCTGGTACTGGTTTGGGATTAAATATTTGTGTGGCAATTTTGGAAGAACACGGGTTTCAAATTACTTGTGAGAAAAATGAGATTGGTACCAAAATGAAAATAAAAATAAAATAAAGATAAAAAAATGATTGATTCAATTTTGTTAGTTGATGATGAAGACCTTTTTCATTTAGTTTTTGAGGATTCTTGTTCCTTATTAGACATTACATTGTCATTAAAGAGTTTGAATAGCTCTGACCAAGCTGCTAAATTATTTTCAGATTGGCAAAAAAATTCAGATGGAAAACCTGAATGTGTGTTTGTTGATTTAAACATTATAGGTTCATCCTTTGATGGTATTGAACTTATCCGTAAGGTTAATTTTGAATACGGTAACAACGTAGTTATCGGTATTATATCTTCAAGTAACGAACCTGAAGAACAGGCTAAAGCAGTTCAGGCTGGTGCTCAGTTTTGGATTATTAAGTCAGATGATATTGAACCAAGACTAGAAGAGTTTAGAAAAGATTACGAAGGGTATAAAAACAGAACCGCACCATTCAAAGTTTATAAATGATTGTTTTAGATAAATATACAAAGAAAATATTGATGGAAACCTTGAAGACCAAGAACATTGGTCTTGAAGGTAACATTACTAAATTAATAGATGCTCAAGACGACGAAGAGTTTAAAGAGTATCTTAAAACTTGTATTGAAAAAGATGGATTATCTAGACGTAAACGTTTGGAAATAACCAAACAGGTTCAGGTTCAGAACAAAGATTTAACCGCGCTCAACGAGGAAAACCAAAGAATGATGGAAGAACTCCAGGAGACATTAAAAAATGTTGAGGAGTCAAAACTAACATTTGAAGTTCAAAACAGAGAACTGAATGAATGGAAACAGGAGAATTTAAGGTTAACCGAAGAACTCCAACAAGAGATGGTTAAATCAGAACAGGCTAGAATTGTCGCGGAAAACGCAAAGAATGAAGCCGAAAACAATTTGGATTTAATCCAAAAGAAAACTCAATTTGAGTTGATTAACAATATTGTTAAGGTTGCTCTTTATGTAATCATAGGTGTTGGAGGAATCACAACTGGGATATATGTTTACTCTATGTCAATAGGGATGGATACAGACATCATCGGCTCCACTTGGAGTAATATGTTTGGTATTCTGTTAACAAATAGTTTCAGTATTGTGGGAACAATACTTGGGGTGAAGTATGGAACAAGTCCTAACAAAGATGAAAAATAAAAAAATAAATTTAAAAAAATGAACAGATTAAAAAAAATGTTGTTTGGAGAAACCCCTTATGTGAAGGTGGAAGATAAAAATCGTTTCTACTATATGTTACAACAAATGCAGGCTAATAGATGGAAGATTACAGGTATTGTATTGTTCTTGTTCTTCTTTATCATCTTTGGTATCAATATGGCTGTAATGTTCAATATTGAGATTGCTGAGAACTGGAAGGAAATGTTATTAATCCTTTTAGGTGCATTTGTCGGTAACTTGAATAAAGTTGTTGACTATTGGTTTAACTCTGAAGACAGAGATAAGATGTTAATTCAAAAAGTTGACGAGGAAGACGGAAGTAGTTTATCTAACGTAAGTGAATTCCCAACTACCCCAAGACCTCCACAAGACCCAATTATTATCGTAAGAAAAGAAGAGGTTGTATCTGAACCAGAACCAATGGTTTATGAGGAACCACTACCATATGATGAACCTTTAGCTGATGACGGATATGAAACCCCACCATCAGATGAAGAAAATGTTTAAAAAAAAAGAAACCCGGTTTGATTGACCGGGTTTTTTGTTATATATTTGTGGTATGAAAAAATTTGACCTCAACAACTTTATGTTTGGGTTTTTTGCAATTGCATTAATTTCCATTGGAATCTGGATAACTTACATTATTCTTAACAATGATGATAAGGCGACCCCTCCCAAACAAGAACTTAAAATTCAAAAAAATATTGATGAGCCGGTAAAACCTGACACGATTACTGCGATGAATAATCCTTGGCCAATTAGGGTTGAGAGTGTTGAAAAATCATATGAAAAGAACACACCTAAATGGCAAGTTATTGCCGAGAATGGAGTAATGTATTATACTAATAAGAAACCAAAGGTTGGTGATATTGCTTTCTATTTAAACGATAACGACGAGATAACTGACAAGTATGGAAATGGAGTGGAAAGAACAAGATAATAATGATTTTATCGCAATATACAAAAACTATATTCTTCGGGTAGAACAGATGGGACCACAAAAATGGTGGTGGGCAGTTTATAAAGACAACGAAGATTTATGTTACGATAATGCATTTACAAGAAACGCCGATTATGGAAAAAAACTCGCAGAACAATGCGTCAGAGATGACGAAGGTTAAAATGAGATTCCCCAATGAATCTTACTTTGAGGATGTAACAATTGATATGAATGAATTCAAGCCTGAACAGGAGTTTAAGGATGAAATTTTTGGTTGGTTAAAGGATGTCTATGTTTCTTTAAAAAAATAGTTCATAAACTTTCTTTATGATATTTATCGTAAAAAGAAAGATTATGTTATTAAAAGTAGGTTCAACAGGAGACGATGTTAAGAAGCTCCAATCAAAATTAGGTTTAACTGCCGATGGTATATTCGGTAATGGAACTGCGGCTAAAGTTAAAGAATGGCAAGCAGCAAATGGATTAACCGCTGACGGAATCGTTGGCGATGGAACTTGGGGTAAAATGTTTGGAGCGTCCGAACAACCCGCTCAAGTGATAAAAGAAGATGTTGTTATCCCAACGAGTTCAGAATTTAAATTACAGAATCTTAAAGGACATATTCCTGATGCGGTAATTGCTCAAATTCCTGACACCGCTAAAAAATTCAACATTACTAATCCTTTAAGATTGGCTCATTTCTTGGCTCAGTGTGGTCACGAGTCAGGTGGATTTAAGGCAGTTCAAGAGAATTTAAATTACTCGGCTGACGGGTTAAAGAAAATATTCCCAAAATATTTCCCCGGTAATCTAAATGAATCATATGCGAGACAACCTGAAAAAATTGCTTCTCGTGTTTATGGTGGAAGAATGGGAAATGGTGATGAGTCGACAGGTGAAGGATTTAAATTTCGTGGTAGAGGTTATATCCAATTGACCGGAAAACAAAATTATACAAACTTTGCAAAATTCATTGGTGAAGATACGGTATCTAATCCTGATTTAGTTGCTACAAAATACCCATTAGCGTCCGCAGCATTTTTCTTTGACTCAAATAAACTTTGGTCTATTTGTGACAAAGGGGCTGATGACGCTACTGTAACTGCGGTTACTAAAAGAGTTAATGGAGGAACTATTGGATTGGTTGATAGAATTAAACATTTTAAAGAATACTATAACCTACTTAAATAATGAAAAACGTTTTAAGTAAATACTGGTCACAAATTCTATTAGGTATAGTAGTAATTTGTATGGGTATCTATGTAGGTATTTTATTAAATCGTGAACCTATCACCGTAACAATTGAGGACGGAACAAAAATCAACGCTCTCAGAACTCAGGTGGATAGTTTAAATAAAGAAATGAAAGATTTAAGAATCGCTTACGATAATAAACAAGGTGAGGTAATCACCAAAATCAAATACATCAAAGAGGAAAATGCTAAAGAAATTAGTAATCTTGGTAAGCTTAATCTTGCTCAACGTGACAGCGTTTGGTCAAGTTTTGAAACCTATTAGAATTGTATATGAAGGTGATACAGGAGTTTTCTTCAATAAGTCACAAGAGTTATTGTTATTAACAATTATTAAAACTGAAAAAGCTCAGAAAAAAGAGATTGAACAGTTATACATTTATAAAGATAATTGTGATAATCAGTTGAAGGTTGAACAGAAGGCTAATGCCGATATGAATAAGTTATTCACTGAAATGGAAAAAGAGGCAAATAGATTACGAGAAAAGTATAATACTGAAGTAATTGAACATGCTAAGACGAAAGAAAAATTGGAAATTCAAAAAGACAGAAAGAAAAAGTGGAGAGGAATTGCTATTGGTTCTTTGGCTGTTAATTTTGGACTATTATATTTGATTCTTCATTGATATTTTAGTTCTTATTTCTTATTAATTGTTTTATGAAAATTCTTATTACAGGTGGACTCGGTTTTATCGGGTCCAATTTTTTTAATCATATGAAGGAAAAATATCCTGATTATGAAATGTTAATATTGGATTCTGAAACTTATGCATCCGATAGAAGTAACATTCAAAACTTTTCAGGATGTCGTTATGTTACTTTTAATATAACTGAAAGAGATAGATTATTTAAACTATTTGAAAACTATAAATTTGAGTATGTAGTTCATTTTGCTGCGGAGTCCCACGTTGATAATTCAATACTCAATCCTTTAAAGTTTGTTGAAAGTAATATTATAGGAACAATCAATTTATTAGATGCTTCTGTGAAATACGGAATTAAACTTTTCTACCACATTTCGACCGACGAAGTGTTTGGACAGTTAGGACCAACTGGCTCATTTAATGAAACAACTCCTTATGACCCAAGAAGTCCTTATTCCGCATCAAAGGCATCATCGGACCATTTTGTTAGGGCTTATTACCATACTTACAATTTACCTGTGGTTATATCTAACTGCTCAAATAATTACGGACCAAACCAACATGATGAGAAATTTATACCAACGGTTATTAAGAAAATATTGAATGGTGAGAAGATACCAGTATATGGTAATGGTTCAAATGTTAGAGATTGGTTATATGTTATGGACCATGTTAATGCTATTGATAAAATACTTCATGGAGGTAAAATTGGTGAAACTTATTGTATTGGTGGAGGATATGAGGTAAGTAATTTAAGGTTGGCTAAAATAATTTGTGAAAAAATTGATTATATCAAAGAATGGGAACAAGATTCTAAAGAATTAATTGAGTTTGTTGAGGATAGGAAAGGGCATGACTTTAGATACTCAATTGATAACAGTAAGATAACTAAAACTTTAGGATGGGAACCACAAACAAATTTTGAAGATGGTATCATTAAAACTATTGATTATTATCTTAAAAAATTTGTGTAATTTAAAAAAAGTTTATATATTAGCTTAAATATTTAAAACTATGAGAGGAAGAACATCATTAATGGACATCATACTTGTCGCGGTTATTGGTTATTTTGTTTTGAGAAGTGTTAAGTTACTTAAAAACAATTCTGGTAACACTGCAGGTGAAAACAACATTATGAAAATGTTGGAAAAAATTTCAGAAAGAATCAAATAGTTTCACTTTTTTTTGTATCTTTGTGTTATGAAACGAGGAATAAAACTAATACACCCAAACTTTGGGGTTATCATTGACAAGGAGTTCTCTGATAAAATCCAATTCAAACTATTCATGGATTTGATTAATCTATCTTTGAATAACGACCGGCCATTTAGCCTTTATGATGGTAAGGACGACTTGTTCCACATCCCAAACCAAATTGTTAAAGAATCAATTATCTTCACTTACTAATATGAAAAACTTAATCTATATATTGTTTTTAGTTATTGGTTTAACTTCTTGTCAGAAAGACGAGAACTTAAATACTAATATTTCACCTTATCAAAACTATGATTACACTATTGATGAGAGTCAGATGGATGTCCAAGGGTTTAAAAATACGACTTGGGTAATCACCAAAGTTAGACAGGATGGGTTTTCTGATTATAGTAGAAACGATACATTGGTATTTGGTAATAACGGAGAATATTCTTACAACGGGTTCACTTCAATATATTATTTCTACTCAACCCCAACAAACTTTAAGCTGGAACTATATGATACACCTTGGGGTAATTTGGTTGGAACTTTATATAATGCGAACATGACAATGGGTGTGACTGAAGGAGCGATTTTTACTGACATGATGAATTCATCGAACACTTATAAAATTTGGATGTATAGAAATTAAAAATCTTTGTGAAAACAAAGTGGTGGACGGACTTAAATCTAAGTCGGGCTTTAATGAAGGGTGTATTTTTACACCCTTTGTTATATTTATTAATGTATGGGAAAGATTAAAATCACACAAAAACAATTGGATAAGATTAAGGAATCGTTGAATCCTAATAATCCTGATGGTAATAAAATGACAAAACAGCAATTATTTACAATTGCGACTTTGGCTTATAAGATGTGGGAAAACTTATCCGAGGAAGACCAATTAGAAGATTGGATGACTTCCAAGATTGCTCAAACAGAACAAAGTATCATTGCGGTTACCAAAGCTTATTTTTATGATGAGGTGGAGGAAAAGATTGATGGGATGAGAACTTTGAATCCTGGTGACATAGTTATTGGTCAATAATTTGATTCTTCACTAATTCCGTATTATCTTTGTGGAGTGAAGAAGTATATCCACGTAAATCAACACAAGATTAGGTCCAACAAAAAGAATAACTCTTTGGACCCAGTCATTACCATTAAAGAGGGTAGAAAAAACACGTATTGTTCCGAGGTTGAAATCTTGGGACCTAGTCGTGTTGTGTATGGTGGTAATGAAAAAACATTACTATCTTGTGGTGCTCGTGTGATTATTGAAACTGAATCTGAAATAAAAATAATAAGATAATGGCAACATTAGAGACACAATATTGGAACTTTTTAGAAAAGAA